GTCAGGTGGAGGAGGCTTAGGTGGTAATGGTGATACCAACACTCCCGCAAACAATGGTACAGCCAATACTGGTGGTGGTGGCGGTGGTGGCGGGGACACAGGCAGTAGTGACACGTCTTATGGCAACGGTGGCAGCGGGGTTGTAATCCTGCGGTATCCAAACACCTTGACTATTACCCTTGGCGCAGGACTTACTGGGACCACCGGGACAACGGGCTCCGATAAAGTGACGACTATTACAGCTGGTTCAGGCAATGTTTCTTGGAGTTGATCATGGCCCACTATGCTTTTCTTGATGAAAATAATGTCGTGGTTGAAGTGATTGTAGGCAAGGATGAGGGCGAAGACGGCGTCGATTGGGAACAGCATTATGGTGAGTTTCGAGGTCTTGTCTGCAAACGGACCTCATACAACACCCGAAACGGCGTTCATTATGATTCACAGACTAAGCGACCCAGTGCCGATCAGAGCAAGGCATTTAGGCACAACTACGCAGGTATTGGTTCTCTGTATGACCCTGTGAGGGATGCTTTTACGCCAGCCAAACCATTTGCTTCATGGTTATTAAATGAAACAACCTTTTTGTGGGAACCCCCTGTCCCCAAGCCAACCGATGGCAAAAAGTATCGATGGGATGAGGATCAGCAAAACTGGACAGAAATTGTATTGAACACTGTAGCTTTGAACTCAGAGTAAGTAATGCGGCCTCTTATTTTTATCAATCATGCTGCGTTTATATCGTATAGGGCAGCGCTTAGAGCCATAGCCGTAAACCCACAGCCCGGCAATTTGAGCTGGCCTGTGAAGCCCGATGAGCAGTGGAGTGCGGGTTAATTTTATTCAGGTGAACCATGCCACTCAAAAAACTCGCATTTAAGGCAGGTGTAAATCGTGAGAACACTCGCTACACTAGCGAAAACGGGTGGTATTCATGCGACAAAATCAGGTTTCGGCAAGGCACGCCCGAGGTTGTTGGCGGATGGAACAGAATTTCTTCAGAAACATATTTAGGTATTTGTCGGTCATTGTGGGCGTGGGCGACGCTTGCCGGATATCCATTGGTTGGGGTTGGCACCAATCTAAAGTTTTATGTGGAAGATGGCGGACAGTATTACGACATCACGCCGTACCGCACTAATGTCATTGCGTTGACAAATTGTTTTACGACAAACGGGACCACCACCGTACAAGTCACGGATGTCGCCCATGGCGGGATTACCGGTGATTTTGTAGAGATATCCAATGTCAGCAGCTCGGGTGGAAACATCAACGGTATTCCAGATGCCGATTTAAACGGTAATTTTCAAATTACTGTTATTGACGCTGATAACTACACAATCGTTTCGCCTACAACCGCTACAAGCTCAGGAACTCCAACTGGCGTTACTGCGGATGTTCAGTACGAAATCAATACTGGCAATGAAGTGCAAGTGGTGGTTGCTGGTTGGGGCGTTGGAGGCTGGGGGTTGGGCGGATGGGGTGGTGGCGCAGTCGCCACACAAATACGTCTTTGGAGTCAATCCAACTTTGGGGAAGATTTGATCTTTGGTCCTAGAGGGGGTGGAATATATTATTGGGACGCATCTGCTGGTTACACTGCCCGGGGCGAAGATCTTGCCACCAAATCCGGCGCATCCGATGTTCCAACAATTCAAAACTATTTATTAGTTTCGGATGTTAGTCGGTTTGTGTTTGCGTTTGGGTGCAATGATTATGGCGGCGTATCGCAAGACACCATGCTGATCCGATGGTCGGATCAAGAAGATGCTCTTAATTGGACACCTACTGCGACAAATCAGGCGGGCAGTCTACGTCTATCTCGCGGATCACAAATTATCACTGCAATCCAATCTCGCCAAGAAGTGCTGGTATGGACAGATTCAGCCGTTTACTCATTACAAAATGTTGGGTCCCCAGTTGGCTGGGGTGCCCAATTAGTTGGTGAAAATACATCGATTGTTGGTCAAAACGCAGTTGCTTATTCAAACGGCATGGCATTTTGGATGGGTGTTGATAAGTTTTATGTTTACAGCGGAACAACCAAAACCCTTAACTGCAATCTGAGACAGTTTGTATTTTCCGATATCAATATCGATCAGTTCCAGCAAGTCTATGCGGGCACCAACGAAGGATTTAATGAAATCTGGTGGTTTTATCCAAGCGCAAATTCCACAGTAATAGATCGTTATGTAATCTATAACTATCTAGAAGATATCTGGTATTACGGGACGCTGGGTAGAACCGCATGGCTGGACTCCGGATTGTTGGTTTATCCGCTTGCCGCGACATACAGCAATAATTTGGTTAATCATGAGTTCGGGGTAGATGACAACGAGACAGATGTCACGCTTCCCATTGCTGCCTATATTGAGTCGGCTGAAATCGACATTGATGATGGTGATCAATTTATGTTTGTTAAGCGGGTGCTTCCGGACATCACCTTCCGGGGCTCGACCGCAGTCAATCCTTCTGGTACTCTCACGCTCAAACCTCTGACAAACTCTGGATCGGGTTATCTATCGCCCGCCTCTATTGGAGGCACATCCAGTAACGCAGATGCGACTGTCGTCCGCACAGCAACTGTGCCTGTAGAAGCCTATACTGGGCAGGTCTACATCCGACTAAGGGGTCGCCAAATTGCAGTTAAATTTGAATCGGCCAGTGTGGGCGTCCGGTGGCAATTGGGATTTATGCGATTAGATCTACAGCCTGACGGTCGCGCATCCGGGTATGGAGTGACTGGCGGGCCATGAACAACATCACCTACAACTTTAAGGCTCCAGCGCTTCCGCTCCCTCCCGGCCAATATGACACCGGGTATCAAAATCAGTACAACAACATCCTCCGGATCTACTTTAACCAACTTGACAACGTATTGAGGCAACTTGTGGCTGCTCAAGGTCCATACGGGATTTACGCCGCTGGCACCGCTGCTGATGCGTTTGGGCGGATGCGGGTGAGCGAGCCCTATACCCTATTTGATAGCCAAAATCGGTACGCAGCCGACAATCAGTTTGACGTATCAACAACCGGCACGGGGAGCACGACATTCCTGCCTAACGAAGCTGCTGTAAAAATGGAAGTGACGGGGGCTGGAGTCGGATCAGTTAAACGGCAGTCATACCGTTCATTTCCTTATCAACCCGGTAAAGGGTTGTTGGTACTTGCTACCTTTGTGATGGACAGCAGTCAGAGCCTTAACCTGACGCAACGGGTGGGTTACTACAATGATCAGAATGGGGTGTTCTTCCAGAGAGTTGATGGCACCTATTCGTTTGTATTGCGCTCTTACGTTACCGGCTCTGTTTCGGATGCGAGAACAGTTACTCAAAGCGAATGGAACGGTGACAAGCTAGACGGCAATGGTGCATCAGGCTACACACTTGATCCCTCTAAGGCGCAGATTCTATGGATGGATTTTGAATGGCTAGGTGTTGGATCTGTTCGGTGCGGATTCATCATTAATGGGGAATACATCACCTGCCACACGTTTAACAATGCGAACGAGATCACCAACGTTTACATGACAACGGCCATCTTGCCGGTGCGCTATGAAATCGTGACCACCGTGTCCGCTGTAGCGGCCTCGATGAAAGCTATCTGTTGCTCGGTAATATCGGAAGGTGGGTTTGAACAGACATCCGTCGATCATGTGGCGCGGCGAACGTCAGTGCTCGCAAGTATTGGAAACACCTTTTTACCTTTAGTGTCTATTCGCTTGGCATCGTCTCGTCTAGGGTCGGTTGTTCTGCCCAATAGGGTACAAGTTTTACCGACAACCAGTCAGAACTATGAGGTTGTGTTGGTTAAGAATCCAACTTTGACGGGAGCGTCTTGGACGGCTGTTCCAACGGATTCCAACGTCGAATACGATGTTTCCGCTACAGCCACCACGGGCGGATCAATCGTTCAGACAGACTATACGACAGCTTCTGTTTCAGGGGGAACACCCGGACTATCCGCTGCAACTGGGTACAACTTTGATTTGCAGTTGGGCGCATCAATTGCGGGTGTGAGCGACATTTACACGGTTGCAATTAGAACGGTGTCAGGTGCCACGACTGGGGATGCTGTTGGATCGTTATCGTTTTATGATTTGACTCAATAACTGCAAAAGTTTGTGAAGACAATTATGCAGCCGCTGGGAATTCACCACTATTTTGCTGATGGTGTATACGCTAAAGAAATGCGTATTCCTCCCGGCAATTATGTGACCAAACATGTTCATGACTATGACCATCTAAGCATTTTGTCCATTGGCGAGGTTTTGGTAGATACTGGCGAGAATAAGCGTCGCTATGTAGCTCCAACGTGCATTACCATTAAGAAGGGTGTTAAACACACCATCATGGCGTTAGAGTTTTCTATTTGGTATTGCATTCACGCAACGGACGAAACAGACCCTAGAAGTGTTGATCTAGCATTAATTAAGGAGAGCAAATAATGCCTCCCGCCGGTTTTGGTCCGATTGTTGATGGCGACGGTAATCCTGTTTATCAAATGGATGAATACGGGAATGTTATCTATCCGGATGCACAGCCAAATCTTCCTGAACTTCCGCCAGAGCCGGTTAGTAGGTTTACACGGCAGGGATTAGACCCAACTGGGCAAAAGCTTTATGACCAGCTCGCCCAGCAAAAACAATTGCTTGGGGAGAATGCGTCACAGCTATACAGGCCGACCAGCTTCATCAATGAAGATGAACAACTGGCGTTGATGGCGGCAAATCTGGCTCGCACCGGCATCACGGACATTTACAAGGTCAAGCAAACCACGGCCCCAACATATCTCGACACGCAATATGACGAGGGTGGGCAGCTATGGTATGTGGATTCTAGTAATAACCAATGGTATCCATATAACGATTCAAGTCTAAAGTTTGATGACACTGGCGCATATATCACCAAGAATCAGTACGTCAACACAGAGACAGGCCAGCCTCTTAATGTTTCTGCGACTAACGTTTTCAACAATGACTCAAGGATTTTGGCAAGCGAAGGCACCGGAGGACGAACCACTGCGGGCTTTGGGATCGAGTTTCTAGAAAGCGGTG